CAAAAAGATGGTTTTATATGTTTAATTATATTTTTGGGATTTATGAACGGATTGAGGAGCCTGAAGAAGTCAAAGGGCTATGCAATTTTAGTATTGGGTAATCCCTTTTAAACAAGTAATTCAAGGGATGTGATTAATATTAGCAAACGAAAGACTCACCAAGAATTCGTAGAACAAATAAATAAAATACACAAGGACAATGTAATAATTATAGACAAATACATAGGTAATAAAACAAAAGTATTGGTTGAATATAAAGATTGTAAACACCAAGAATATAAAATTCCATCAAAATTGTTGGCAGGTCAAGGGTGTGGCAACCCTAAATGGAAAGGAAATAGAATATCAGAAGTAAAAATGGCGAATGGAAGTTATGATAAAACATTTAAAAAATTTAACATAGATTATATTGAATGTTTAGAAAAAGAATATTTAGGAATAAAAAGTGACGTAAAAGTCCTAAATAAAAAATGCAATCATGTTTATATTGCTAACTTAGGAAATATATGTGGGGGTAGCGGTTGTCCAGTTTGTCATGGCATGAAAGATACAAATATATTCACTAAACAGATAGAAGATAAATATCCAAATGAATATACGGTGTTAGGAGATTATGTCAATAATAGAGTAAATATATTAGTAAGACATAATAAATGTGGTACTGAGTGGAGAGTTGTTCCAAAATCTTTGTTGAGAGATAGAAGGTGTCCTCACTGTATTATGTCAAAAGGCGAATTGTTCGTTCAAGGTTATTTTGAAACAAATAATATAGATTATATTCCACAATTTAGATTGTCTGATTGTAAAGACAAACTCCCGTTACCTTTCGATTTTGCCTTTTATAAAGACGGGAAATTAAAATTAATAGAATTTGACGGAGCGCAACACTTCGGGGAAGGTAATTTTTGGGGAGATCCTAATGGGAGTGAATATATTACGCTCCACGACAACATTAAAAATGATTACTGCTTACATAATAATATTCCATTACTCAGGATTCCTTATTGGTGGATAAGAAATGATAGAGCAACAAAAGAATTAGATAAATTTACATTCAATATATAATATACATATTACAACGAAATGCAAAGTTTAAAGGAGAGGAGAGTAATACATAATGAAAATTGTAAGTGAAGATGAGCAGGAAGAGTTAAGACAGATTTTGAAAGATAGAAGTATGATTTCTAAAAAGATTAATTTACATATACTTGAGATGGCTATGTTGGATAAAGAGAATGCTTTATTAAAGAAGAGATTCTTTGAGATTATGCAAATAGATATTTAGTAGAATGAATGAGTTGTTTAATTTACATAAAACATGCGAAATATAGCATATTTTAATAAAAAATGTAGTATTATGCTTGACAGTAGCCTTCTTGTCATTGTATAATGAGTTATAAATAAGTCATCCCTTGTACACATAATACAGGAATTGCCACATATATAATTATGTGTAGGTATAAATCCAAGCAGAGGGGGAATAATATAAGTAAGAAATAAAACTAAGAAAGAAGGCAGATACAATGATGAATCAAATGAACAATGTTAGCCAAGTGCAACAAATCAATCGTGGGGATATTTATATGGTAAATCTACCTATTACGGGTAATTCAATTCAGGGAGGATTGAGGCCGATAATAATCTGCTCGAATTCTATAGCATGTAAGCACTCCCCAGTTTTACAGTACATACCACTAACATCTAGGGCGAAAAAGTGGATGCCTACCCACGTAGATGTCGAAGTATCAGTAGAAACTGGATTACGGGTAAAATCTATTGCTATGTGCGAGCAAATAAATTTAGTTTCTACAGGAGATTTATTAGAAAAAGTAGGAATTTGTAGTAGTCATATAATTAGTAAACTGGATAAGGGAATTTCAATTCAATTGGGATTAGTAGATGCAAGAAGTAATGTTGCTTATGCATAAAAGGAGAGATGTAAAACCCATGATTGAGACAGTTCTATTAGCTTTTATAATAGCTCGAATACGCAAAAATAAATTGCTTCCCATATTTAAACACTGGAGTATTTACCCCGTCATATTCATGGCCTTGATATATATTTACTTAGAATCTATGATATGGCAGGGTGACTACTCATTAATAAAGTATGCTAATGTCTTCAAAACAGCCTATCTAAGCTCTTTACTTATACTAGCAATACATTATGACAGGATGAATGTCTTCTTGTATTCTACACCTCTTATATGGATAGGAACTTCATTAAATGTGATAGCAATGAGAGCAAATGGTGGGAAGATGCCTGTTTTCGTTTCAAATTCTTGGGCTACTGGATATGCTAAACCAGATATGTTTGAAAAAACATTAGCAGTTGGAGATTTCCATATAATTGGGAATATGTATAGTAATTTGATCCCAATTTGTGACACATGGGACTTCGGATGGTGCGTGATGTCAATTGGCGATATTATTGTCAGATCATTTGTCTTCTTGGTAATATATTATTGTATAAAAGAATCTAATAAAAAACTACAAATATATAATTTATTTCATTGACATATGTATACTCTTCTGTTACAATGATACTAAGATAAAAACAGAAAGAGGCAATACATATGCAAAATGTAATAAATGCTTTACTCAACACGATCTTGGTATCAATACCAGAAAATATATTTTTGGTGACAATGACATTAATATTCTTGAGACGTTTTGACATGCTAGACATACAAATGTGGAAACATAATTTGAAGTGGATCATGATACCAGTCATACCAGTAGCTATTATGATAAACATTTTTAGGTACATAATAATTATTCCAAAGCCAATAATATCATTAACAGGTTTAATAATGATGAATGCTATTATGATTTATATCATTACAAAAAATAGTTACTCTGTGAATAAGAAACTGATTATTAAGACAATCCTTTTTACATTTGTCAGTTTTGTTATAATTGGATTAGTTGAAATCCTATACATACCGATTGTTCTTTCATTATTACATCAACCCATAAGCTATTTCAATGATAATATATCATATAACCTACTATTAACACTCCCTGCCAGAATCATTGAAATATGTATCTTATTATTCATTATAATAAGAAAAAACAACAGTATACAAGTTAATCTCTTTAATACAATAGTCAAGAATAAATTTTTTACAAATAGTTTTCTAGCTATAGTTATATTTACGGTTTTGGTGATCATCTACATTGCTAAATTAATTATGATCAATGATATTCTAGTAGACCAGACGATTTTAGATCAATTAATTATAATTATGACCATAATATCTGCCCCAATAATTTTGATTACATGGTTTCTAACTTTTGTTAATTATTTATTAACAAAAGAAAAACAAATACAACAGACTTACGAAAATCTTATTATGCAAGATGACGTAAATGACTGATGTAGATAGATATCTAATAGTGAGAGGAGGTGAAATTAAAATGAAAAAGTATTCTATTATTGCTTGCGTTGTTACAGTTGTAGCCACAATGTTTTCAGGTGTTTTTGCGTCATGGCTATTTACGCACCAACCACAAACTCCAAAGTGCTTAAAATAAGTACATAATTCCAAACAGGGAGGACATAAGTCCTCCCTGTAATAATAAAATATAATTATTTTACATATTAGTAATAATTTAGTTGCATTCTTAATATAAATAAGGTATAGTAACGTTATTGAATGTTAATTATATATTATTTATAAGAAGGAGTGTATTAATATGTTTAACAAATCAACTACTAAAACTGAGGAAAATGTTAAAAAGGATTTTAAGAAACTAGCCAATTATGTAATTCGTGCAAAAGGGCAAGAGCGAACTGTAAATGGATTCGCAGCGAACATGAAAACTAGTGGTGAATACTTAAGTTCAGTTATCAACGCAAGAATAACTACATACCCAACGATACCTTATCTAAAATTGATCTCCGACAATTCAGAAGGAAGGGTATCTTTGAAAGATTTAACAATGGCTTGTGGATATTCAAATTACAGCAACAATGATATGGAACAAATAAAAAATCTTCAAGTAAAAAGAGGGGAATTTTGTTACGTAAATCTAGGAGAAGTTTTGGACTCCGAACAAGGAGGAGTTAGAGTTTGCCTCGTAGTACAGAATAATGTAGGAAATCACTTTTCTAGTACAACTCTGATCATCCCCCTCACTTCCCGCAGTCGGAAGCCTCAACCAACGCACGTATCTGTGGGATCTGACTGTGGACTTCCTCAAGAGTCAATTATATGCTGTGAACAAATTCGTTGCGTTTCAAAAAGAAGATTGTCCCAAAATGGTGTGATACAAAAAATAGCAGAATGTTCTCCAGAAATTCTTAAAAAAGTAAATATTGCAATGCTAAAATCTCAAGGTGTGATCGACATAAGAATGAATGAGCAAGACGCTATTGAATACTTAGATAATATGAATACTCAAAAAACTTATCAATATGAAAATAATCATAATCGTAGCGTAAGTCCTCAATTGGTATTCGCATGAGAAAAGAAAGGAAGATTAAATAATTAATGATTACAATTCAGAGTACATCAAATTATTGTGCCAGATATTTATCCACAAAAGTTTCTAATGAAATTTATCCAAGTGTAGAAGATCAAATCGAGGTGTTTGAGTATGGGTTTATGGTCATCATTGGGGCATTGGTCAAGGGGATATTATTGGTGTCACTAGCGTCCATTCTAGGGGTTCTAGTGCCTGTTATAGCTATCACATTTACCTTCTCATCATTAAGAATTATAGCAGGAGGATATCATTTAAAAAACTTCTTGGGTTGTATGGTTATAAGTCTAACTCAATTTATCATAAGTTCAATAATAGTCCAGTATACTCAGAAGTATTGGACATACATAAATATTTATAGTCTATTTATATTTAGTATTATAGTAGCTATATATATAATAATTAGGTACGTACCACGAGATACTCCTAACAAGCCTATCACAGATCAAAAGCAAAAAGTCAAATTCAAAAAATGGTCTTCAATATACCTAACTACATGGACAATGCTAATGACCATCTTCTTACTACTACATATAAAAATTATTGTTATTGCCAGTTGCTTTGGATTATTGCTCGAACTCCTCAGCATAAGCACATTGGGACAAAAAATGTACACTTTTGTAGATTAAATATAACCTTTGACAATATTATTTATATTGTATATACTGAAATAGTACGGGGCGGTAGGGGAGGGGTAACTGACACAAATATTTCAGAAAGATCCTACATAATATATTTATTTCAACCCCTTATAAACCATTGACTTTATTAAATTAAAGAGTAAACTGTATCTGTGATAAAGTTCGTAACTATGTACTGTATCAGTGAAACGTGTTACTTACATATAACCCTTATAAAATTCCCATCAAAATAGTCGGAATACTAAAAATATATAATTAAAAGTAGTTTGTCGAATCGTAGAATAATTAGACGTAGAATCATTCTACAACCTATCATTTGTTCTACTTGACCAAACGTGCGTTCTAATATATACTGTTAACAAAGGCAATGTACGGGCTAAAGTTTTCTGTTAGAGCGACCGATACTTAATAAAGGAGGTGGATCATATGTGGATTTTTGGATGACTTTATCCTTGGATGACTTAGCAACATATCAAGCAATATTTGTAGCAAACCCTAGAGAATAAAAGGCGCAATTTATTGCACCAATGAATCATAGTCAGAATTAAAAATTAATAAGGGAGATGTTTTTGTATGAGTAGTTGTGATGTTAAGGGTGATAGGACTGTATGGGTAATTAAAGACCAGATGGGGTGCTTTGCACACAAAGGTAGCATCCATAAAATAGACACCTCAGAGTACGTGTATGTGTCTTACAAGAGCTTCAGCGAAGAGTGTAGAGCATACATAGGGGATCAGCAAGCAAAAGAAGCAATGGCAATCTTAGATAAGAAAAAGGATCTATTAGAAATAGACATTGATTTTCATATTGAGCAACATTCTTTAGCAGGTTTAGGTAAGAATAAAGAAAGTCTTCAAGGTGAAAACATGGTGCTACATGAGATTAAAGTGTTGTATAATCGGGCTTTGCAACACAATAATATGGTTCCAGCAATGGCTGTTGCTTTACTTGTTGGTAAAACGTTGGGTATTGCTGTTTAATTTAATAATTATAGTAAAACTACTTGCGAATGTTTTTGTGAGTAGTTTGTTTTATTTATTACTTATACTTGTGTTTTGTATTGTTTTGTGGTATAATTATATTATAGTTGTATAATGTGGAGGAGGATAGAGAAATGCTTATAAGTGAGACGGTGATAATAAGATGGCATTCAAGATACAAAGAATACTATGAAAGTAAGGGGTATATTTTTACAAAATTTAAAGATGAATTTGAAATTAAAACCATAGACTTACAAAATGGTTCAGTTGTTGAGGTTATTGTAAAATGTGACCATAAAGAATGTAAAACACCAATATCAAAACCCGTAAGGTGGCAAGATTATTTAAAGTGTGCAAAAGAAGACGGTAAATATTATTGCCATACGTGTGCCATGGTATTATATGGAGATAATAATTATAGGATATCAAGATTAAATAATGGAAAATCATTTTATCAATGGTGTTACGATAATTTACCTAAAGAACAATCCGATTCTATTTTGTCAAAATGGGATTATAGTTTAAATCTTGATAAGAATGGTAATGTATTAACCCCAAAATTAGTTGGATATGGGTCTAGGGGTATAAATAAAAAAGGATATTGGTTTAAATGCTTGGATCATCCTGAGCATTTGTCAGAATTAAATAATATTAACAGTTTCACAAGTGGTAGGATTATAAATATTGACTGTAAAATATGTAATTCAATATTAATGATGCATCCTGATTTAGAAACTTATTTAGTAAATAAAGGTGACGCAATTAATTATGATTTAATATCGAGTAGCAAAATACTCGCTAAGTGCCCAGATTGTGGTTATGTGAAGGAAATTATTATTAACAATTTAATTAATAATGGGTTTGGATGCAATAAGTGCTCTGATAATATATCATATCCAGAAAAATTTCTGTTTAATATGTTAGAACAGTTAAATGTAGACTTTCAGATACAGTTAAGTAAGAAAACTTTCAAATGGTGTAAAAATTATAGATACGACTTTTATATAAAGAATATAAATTGTATAATTGAGACTCATGGGTTACAACACTATAAGCAAGTTACTGGAACTTGGGGCAAATTAAGCAATATACAAGAAAATGATAAAATAAAAAAACAATTAGCTAAAGATAATGGTGTTAGTAACTATATAATTCTAGATTGTACGTATTCTAAAATAGAATGGATTAAAAACAACATTACGTTGAGCCAACTAATAAAGTTATTAAATTTTAAAGAATCTGATGTAGATTGGGCATTGTGCCATGAATACGCATGCTCTAGTCTAGTTAAGATAACTTGCGAACTATGGGATAGTGGAATTAATAATGTATTAGAACTAGCTAATATACTAAAATTAAGCAAAAGTGCAATTTGGACGTATCTTAACCAAGGAGTAGAATTGGGTTGGTGTACTTATGACGGGAAAGAAGAAAGAAAAAGGAATGTAACTTCACTAGCAGAGAAAAACTGCAAGCAAGTAATTTGCGTAACTACAGGAGAGATATTCAATTCACAAAAAGAAGCAACTAAAGCATATATGATGAAAGGTCATGGTGGGATTTGTCAATGTTGTACAAATAAAAAGAAATCTGCTGGAAAACATCCAATAACAGGTGAGAAGCTTAAATGGATGTATTATGACGAATATATGAGACTAAAAGAAGCATTGTAAGTTTAAAAACTACCTATTAATAAGTAGTTTTTTATTTATATGGTATAATATATTGACAATTGTATATAATAAATATATAATGCAAATATATTATATTAACGTAAGGGAGCGATGTTAAATGTTAAAAGACGAAGCAGATCAGCTCATATTAAATCTCAATGTATTAATAAAAAAATATGCAGGGAATGACAAAATAAGAGACATAGTTAAGGAAGAATTCAATAGTAGAAATATGAAGGCTAGTATTGCAGTTAGTATTTTAACTGAAAGAAGACTGTTGTCAACTCTTGATATTGGTATAAAAAATGAATTAATTCTATTATTTGTTTTTGCATCTGGTATGTTTAAGGCTCTGACTTTTAAGGAAAATACCACTAGTGAGTCCCTAGGAGAAATAAACGATTGGAATAAAATAATTATTGAAGACCATTTTACCACAATCGAAGTTGAAAATTTGAAAAATTATAAACTAGCAAAAAAAGAGGGAGAGAAAGACGAGGTAATTGTATTTCATAATATGTTAGAGATTGCGACGGGGTGTTGGTTAGGAGGTTTGCAGTCAAGACAATTTGCTGAATTAGACGCAGGTAATGAATTCATTTACAATTTTAAAACTCAACGCGACCCAGTTTATGACGCTTTTGGAATGAAGAAAATTAGTTTAAATAAAACAAAAGCGAAGGAAATTGCTGAAGGACTTCTTTCAGGTGAATATTTCCCAGACGCTATAGTTATGAATGTATTAAAAAATGGTGAGGACGAAATAAGATATGATAAGAATGGTGACTTAAATATTATTTCAGGTATCAAAAATATCGTAGATGGGCAACATCGTAAGGTGGGTAATTCAATAGCAATTTCTCAAAACCCAGATTTGGACTTCACTTTTGTATTCATAGTTACCAACTATAGTGAAATTAAAGCCCAAAAACAAATGGTACAAATTAATAAGCAAAAACCTATGAAACAGGAACATATTAAATCACTTGACACATCTAAATTAGGTAATGTTGTCATCAATTTAATTTTAGATAATTCCAGTAGCGAGTTCGCTCAGTCTATAAAAGAATCCGATTCGGAACTAGCATTTGGGGGCTTGGCAAAAAGGTCTACTTTGGCAATTTCTGTGGAAGACACCTACTCTGACAGATTACAAAATCGTCTTCAAGCAAAATCAATCGCAAAACATATTGCCAATGTTATAGACTTTATTATTGGTCTTAATGTAGAAGAATTTATTATTCATCCAGAGGAAACAAAAAAAATCTCGTATATTAATCATAAGAATATGTTTGCAGGATATATTGCTTTGTCGGCGAAGTTATATGGGTTGGATTTAAAAGAGGAAGAATGGCAGGATAAAGTTGAGCAAGCATTGAGCAAAGTAAACTTCGGTACAAATAATCCTTTTTGGAAAGATATTAAAATATCAGACCATGATATGAAAAAAGCATCTAGAAACAATCTGTATAAATTCTTTTACAATCTAATCTGATTGAAATAATTGAAAGGGTTGGTGTTTATGTTGACTGAAGAAATAAACGACAATAGGTTTCAAGAGAATGAGGTGACATTTAAAGTTGATCCACGTGTCAAAGAGGAATTTCTTGATTCGCAAATTAGTTCTACAAGAACATTCTATTCTTATATTTTGCAGAAAGCTGATTTTTACGAATTTAAAATAGGGAAAAGCATTTTTAATTTCAATATTGAAGAGAGAGATGAGCTGTTATTGGCTGAATTTAAAAACAAAACGATTAGTGCTTTTCAATCAAATCTATCTCCTCTCAAAAAATATGTAGATTTTTGTATTAGCAAAAACTTAGTCAGGCACTTTGAAAATCGTTTCGGTTTAATTCTTCCAAAATTTTATGATAACTATATTGATATTCAAGCAGTTGAAAACTCTTATATTCCATTAATTAAGAATAGAGAATGGCAAAAATTATTGGTAAATTATCAAGATAAACTAATTATTGAATTATTGGGATTAGGAGTTAGGGGTCGTACTGAAAAAGGGAACACTTTAGAAGAATTTATTAATTTTAAAGTTACTGATATCCAATGGGAAGAAAAGTTAATTTATCTAACAAGTAATGATGGCGAATTAAGAGAATTATATGTAGATTATTATACACTTGATTTAATTAAAAAAACTATTGATTCTGGGCACTATATTTTTGGTAATGGATTGAAATCTAAAAAGAACGATGAAGGAATTTACGAGAAAACAGAAAAGGGATTCCCAATTAACGAAACGGAATATGTTTTTCGTGTGCCAGGCAAGAATAAATTTGGTAAGATAGATCACCAATTAATTGCTAATAGAATTCAAAGAATCCAATCATGGGTAAATGCTCCCTATTTAAATATATCATCGCTCTGGACTAGTGCTATCATTGACGCAGCTAAAGTGATTAAAGATGCTAATGGAGAATTAACTAAAAAGGACTATATCTCTCTCAATGAAAGATTTCAGTATGGATCTAATGAAAAAGGACTTGACGGAGAGAAATATTTTCAAAAAACTAAGGATTTAATTAACCTCTATATTTAGAAGGAGAAATATTATGCAAGATATTTTGTCTATAATGCACAGTAGGTATAAATTATTATCCTTCTTTAAAATATCTTTAAATTCAAGAGGTTATTCGAGAGGCTTATATGCAATAGAAATTCAGATAAATCTTTTGAAGGAATTAATTGAATTAGAGAGCAAAAACGTATTATCACAACTTTTAAAGAAGACGTATTTTCGCTTATTTAGAGATATAAACAGAGGCATTGAGTATTTACCTGATATAGTTTCTGACTCTGAGAATTGGGTCTTAAACACTATTGATAAAGATATAGATGCATGGACAAGTAAAGATGTTTTAGTATGCACTACTAAAACTTGCACCATTGTTTTTAGCAAAATATCTAGGAATGATTCAGGATATCATTATATTGATAGTAAGTGGCAATAGAAGGGATGATTGTTTTGAACGTTGGTGAAAAAATAACTCTATATAAAGAGAGATCAGAATTTAAAAACTATGCGGATTTTGCAAAGGCTGCTGGGGTAAGTAGCTCGTGGTTATTGGATATAAGTAAAAAGGAATCTCTTGCATTGGTTGACGCAAATTCACTTGTAAATTTATGTGGATATTTGGGGATAGAAGTTTCTCAATTAGTTATTGATGATGAAGATACAGAAGTAATTGAACAAGATGTAGTATTTGACGATAACTCCAATGACATAGGGAAATTATTGAACCAAATAGTAATATTGCTTTCTAAAGATGATTGTAAAATTAATGGAGTACCAATGAATACTAAGGCTAGAGATATTTGTTTTGACGCATTAGATGTAGTCCGTATACTCATAAAACAGAACTTATAGGAGGAATTGTATGACTAAGAACTATAATATTGATGAAATAACTACAAAACGTATCCTTGGCTTAATAAATAAATGCGAAGAAACTGAATTAGGTAATTCGACATTCGAGTATTATGATTCTAGTTCAGGATGTGGACATATAGCTTTTAGCATGACTGAAAATAATAAAGGTTGGGAACTTACTGTTATTACAAGAAGATCAGGGGCAAGAGATATGTACAATATTATTGGTGGTAGTTTATGATTACTCAGAGAAAGATTAAATATAGTTCTTGACTTTATATATCATTAGTAGTACAATAGTATTATACAGTTAAAGGAGGTGGATAAGCAGTTTTCATTTACATATTGTAAAGTAATAAATAATTATAAAGAAGGTTTTAGTTATTGATAAGACAACACGTAAACACACAAAGACTATTTTATTATGTTCAATAGTCATATTCAGTATTTTATATTTTGGAAACTTTGTTACGAAGGGAACAAGCAATTTGAGAACTGATCAAAATGCTAATATATTGAAGTTGTTTCGTGGCAGATACATAGTGTTGCCTGATAAGGTAATAGTTGAGGAAGTTGATATTGTTAAACCAGAGGTTGTTAAAGAACAAAAAGGAGAAACCTACACAATTTCAGCATATACATTAAATTTTGAATCAACACAAAAATCAAGGGGAAATCCTGATTATGGCAAGACTAGCTCAGGATTTAATTTAAAAGGTCATACCTTGGCATCTGCAAGAGTAATTGCTACAGATCCTAATTTTATTCCAACTGGCAGTAAAGTAAAAATAGTTTTCAACGATGATAAATATAAGAAGTACAATGCAATTTACACTGCTAAAGATGTGGGAGGTGGAATTATTGGACTACATATTGACTTGTTCGTCGGTGATAGCCCAGATGCTGTAAAAAGAGCAGTTATTTTTGGAAAGACTCAAGCAACTGTAACAATTATCAATAAATGACATATAATAAATTATAATTAAGAGCAAGACAGAAAGGAGAAATGCATCATGGGTAAACTCGACTACGTTATTCTCCCTTATACTAACTTTAAGGATAAGATCAGAGTTCATAAAGAGCTTGATAGAGAAATGGTTAAAAAGCATGGTAGAAACAATTTCAGCTTAACTGTTTTAGACAATTGCATTATGGCTTCGTTCAAATCCATTAATACTTTTTTCTAATCATAGTATAACTAATATATAAGATATTATACGCACATACATAATTGAATATAGCACTAGGTAGGCTGTAAGCACTTAATAATGTTAAGCGTTAAAGCTATTAAAATATAAGAGTGGAGAGTGTTGATTAAATGAGAATTGTTAACAATGTAGAAAAAAAGGTAGTAGTCGATGAAATTACAGCTATGGCTTGCAACAAATGTGGCGAATACTACGATATTGATAAATCACACTCACTTCAGAGTATTAGATTAGAGTTTTCATACGGTTCAAAATATGACGGAGAGGGTTTGCAATTTGACCTATGCGAAAATTGTCTCATGGAATTTGTAAATAAGTTTGAAATAGCACCAGAAAAAACAGGTAATGAAGATGAATATGATTGGCCTACTGAAGAACAAGAAAATGTAGAACCAGTAGAGGAGCCTAGACCTAACACATTGGAACCATTTAGATACGTCTAGTATATATATAATTAATTATAAGGAGTGTTAGCAATGCGTGTAAAGATATTAAAAAATTGTCCTCCTAAACCAAATTCTTTCTCCATAGAAAAATATGCAGGTAAAATTTATGACGCAACGCCTTTAAACGATGACAATGGAACTATTCAAGTAGATTTTGGGTTTGTAGGGACATTGATTGTCTATGCTGGAGAATATGAGATTGTGGATATAGTTAAGAACTTAGATGAGTTTATCAATGGGAATTGTGAATTTAGTATAGCATCTCAAGAAATAAAGCAGTTTATTCTTGCAAATAGAGTTGGATTAACAAAACTACTAAATAAACAATAATCTCAATTCTGTAACCCTTGCTATAAGAGGGTTACAGAGTACATAGATAGCTTAAAAGCTACAACTTATAGGAAAGGAGAAAATATGGCAAATAAAAGGGATTTAATAAATACATAATTGAAGGAAATGTAGTGCTTATATATTTAAGGCACAGGGGAGAAGGGGATATAATATCTAAAGTTGATCTCGAATATTTGCAAATGCTGATTGAATTAAACTATTCTTGGCATCCAAAATGGTTTGATAATACACAATCATATTACGCAGGAGCAATTGAATTGCGTAAAGGAATGAACGGAAAGACGCATAGATTACATAGCGTTATAAAAGGAACAAATAATAAAGTTGACCATATTAACCATGATACATTAGATAATAGGAAAGAAAATTTAAGGGTAGTTAGTAACCAAAACAATTTAAAGAACAGGAAAAGCAAAAATTCTAATAATACATCAGGTTATAGAAATGTATTTTGGAGTACAAAGTATAATGCGTGGTTAGTAGCATTGCAAGTTGACGGAAAACAAACGTATTTCGGAAGATTCAAGTTAGAAGATGTAGACAAAGCAGGTGCTAGAGCTGAGGAAATGAGACAGGAGATTTATGGGGAATTTGCTGGAGAAAGTTAATACATATATAGCTACATTTCAAGCTATAGAAAGGAGGATCTTATGGTTATTTTACAAACATTATTAGGTTTAGTAGTTGTATATCTAATGTCTTGTTCTTATCTATCGTGGTCTGGAAAGTTTGTTATTAAACCAAATAAGTTTATACAATTTTGTTTAATTGTAGGTAACATAACTATTTCTTTAGTTATTATTGCAGTATTGTTAGACTTCTCATATATAATCGGTAGTATTATATTATATAAATAAATTTAGGAGGATTAAATTTATGCAATTATTGGAGGTAAAGGTTACGGATTTGTTCGCTCGTGAGAGTTATAGATTACTAAATAGAGAAGATCAGTGGGATAAAGCATTAAAAGATGGATGGAAATTTACTTGTTTAAGTGGATGTTTTAGTATGAAGGTGATTAAAATTGAACGAGATTCCTAGACAATGGGCTAAACAATTACCTGAAGATGATTACATAACAAGATTAGAGCGTGAAAACACATTATACGTGGCTAGAAATGTTGAATTACAAACTAGAGTTGATCATTTACGAACATCTAGAAGGGTATTAATGAGTTTATTAGAGACAGCAGAGCAAGAAAAAGTAGCACTAGAATACTTAGCAAAAAGAAGGAATAAGCAAAATAGACCTAATAATCCTTTTGAAGTTGTTGTGGATAATTCAAATACTATTTATACATTTAATGATATTCCAGAAGGTGAAGAATTTAATGAAGAAAGAGAATTGTTAGCCAATCCAGAAGTAATTTTTAAGGAATTTTATGATGAGGAGGGAAAATAATGAAGTTGAAAAATCATAGTAAAAATTGTTTGATATGTAAATGTAGGAATTGTAATCATGCATATACTTATTCATATAAATATTTTGCTTGCTTTAAATACTGTGACGAGAGTTGTATAGGATTAGAGACTCCTACTGGATGGGAAACAAGTGGGGATAATGAATGTTTTCAGCAACTAAAAAAAGTAAAGATTGATGAGTGTGAAGTTTTAGGTGGAGAAAAAGATTGCTCTAATTGTACATGTAATAGTTGTTCAGTTAGATGGTAGCATTTGAGTTAGGGATTATGGAATAGAAAGGACTGTCAAATAATTGTTGGAACTAAATAAGGTTTATAATGAAGACTGCATCGGGGATAATGGTATGTGTTTGATTGATGATAACTCAATTGACTTAATACTTTGCGACCTACCATATGGAACTACAGCGAGAAATAAATGGGACTGTATTATTCCTTTTGAACCTCTGTGGGAACAATATGAGCGCATTATAAAAGATCGTGGTGCAATTGTTCTCACAGCACAAACCCCATTTGATAAGGTTTTAGGATGCAGTAATTTAAAGATGCTTAGGTATGAATGGATTTGGGAGAAAACAACTGCTACTGGTCATCTTAATGCAAAGAGAATGCCAATGAAAGCGCATGAGAATATATTGATTTTCTATAAAAAACTCCCTACATATAATCCACAAAAAACTTTTGGCCACACCCCTGTTCATAATTATACAAAATATCAAGACGATGGAACTAATTATGGAAAAACAAAAGTTGGAATTAAAGGTGGAGGTAGTACAGAGAGATACCCAAGAAGCGTTATATTATTTCCTACAGATAAACAGAAAGAATCCCTACATCCCACACAAAAGCCAGTTGCTTTATTTGAATACTTAATCAATACATACACAAATGAAGGAAACTTAGTGCTAGATAACTGTATGGGTTCGTTTACAACTGCTGTTGCAGCTAGGAATTTAGGAAGAAATTACATAGGGTTTGAGCTTGACGAAGCATATTATAATTTAGGACAAAAGCGGATAAATAATATTTAAATAATATAAAAGAGTAATTTCATGGGATAGAAATAAGAAGGAGATGTAATAAAATGTGTATTGAGGATAAAGATATTATTCTTAAACTACAACGACAGTTAAACAAAACTATTGAGATATTGGGTAGTTCTTCTGTAAGTATTTGCCCTAACGAATTTGGATTATGTGATGAATCAGTATTATGCCCAGAACATGTAGATTGTCAAAAATGTTGGAGAAAAGGCTTAAAGACCATAAAATAAAGAAAATACAGATTTAATAGGATAGAAAGAGGAGGAGCTATAATGAGAGATCCAGAACGTATTGATGAAATTATTGAAGAGCTACGAATTTGTTGGAAGAAGTATCCCGATTTTAGATTTGGTCAATTAGTTTATAATATTAACAAATCTTCTAATCCAGATATATTCTATCCAGAAGACGACATGTGGCTATTATGGATTAAGGGGATTCAATAATGGATAATTACTGTGAATACATCCATGCAGACTGTGAATATTTAGTAATCTGCAAGAAACACACAGAGTCCATTTGTCTCAGGATGTTGTTCGGAGAGGAAATACTTTTGAAACCTGAATATTCACCACAAGCAATTTTGAAGAGACTTATGTTTTTTAGACAAACGCTGTAACCCTTGCTACACGCAGGTTACAAAATCAGTAAATCCCTCGAAAAATGCATTTTATCGGATAAATAAAAGGAGGATGGTAAATTTATGAATGAAATATGTGAGGTATGTGAGAAAGAGATTGAGGAAGGAACAGGAGATGAATATACAGACAATAGTTGTGGATATGTATTTTGGTTGTGTGATAAGTGTATAGAAGAGTCGGATAAGTATTAAGAATACTAGCAAAACCGTTTTATTTGATCCTAATATAAATAATATCATCTTAAATAGAAAAGAGTAAGTGCATAAATGAGTATAAAGGATAGTTATTATATAAAACCAGTCACACATAAAATAGCAACAGAAATAATTATTGAAAAACACTATTTACATAGAAGAGCATCTTGTGTATTTTCCTTTGGTTTATATGAGAAATTAACAGAGAAAATAGTAGGAGTAATTATTTACGGTATCCCTGCTAGTCCTAATGTATGTAGAGGTATATGTGGTAATGAGCAACAATTAAATGTTTATGAGTTAACTAGGTTGTGGATTGATGATAAAGTGCCTAGAAATGGTGAAAGTTTTTTGATAGGAAACACTATCAAGTTACTCGATAAAGAGATTATAGTATCTTATTCAGAACCAGATCACGGTCATGTAGGTTATGTATATCAAGCAACCAATTGGATATATACTGGATTAACAGCAAAACGTACTAATAGGGTAAAGATAGATGGTTCTACTACTAAACATAATAGACACGCACATGAAGATAAAGAAGATACGGTTTTAGTTCCTAGACCAAGAAAACATAGATACATATATTTTAATTGCAAAGGCAAAAAGAGAAAAGAACTTCTATCTATGCTAAAGTATAATATTGCTCCATATCCGAAATTACATAATATAGCATCTTGACGAGTAATATATAATTATATATAAACTATTGCAAACGAATACATACTATGGTACAATCTTTATATGAATATATGGGAGGTAAAGTCGATGGCAATATTAGAAAACAACCTAAAATGTATGAATTGTGGTCATGAGTTTCAATTAGAGAACTACTCAATAGACGAATTGGGTTATTGTACTACTTGCCCAGAATGTGATGGAAGCTTTGACATTGATTTAGATGAAATGTTGGTCGCTAATAATACAAAAGTAAAAACAAGTGTGGGAGAAATTGGTATTATATGGGGAAATGACGCAGAAGACACAGAAGAATTTAAAAATATTAATTATTGTTTCATTGCGGATCAATTTATCCCTAATGAAGTATGGTCAAATGATATGGAGTGGTTGTTAAGAAAAGATTTTAAAATAATGGAGGCATGAAAAATATATTAGTAACGTTTATAGGGTTAAGGAGATAAGACAAACAGGGTATGAATTGTGTTTAGAACGTAATGAAGAGGGATCATGTATATATGTAGGTCATGTTGTATTCGATGATGCGAAAATAGTATAATAAATATTAACTATGTCCTTCTGTGATAGACATTATAGGCAATTTTTAACCAAATGTCCACCTCTCAAGGACATTTTACCATATCAAATTCTGATTTCATCCCCCAATAATATATTTACTACATATATATAATTTACTTGCACATATTCCTACTTTATGGTATAATTCTTATATCGGGTAGGAATTATTTCAAAAGAAAGAAGGAGAGATGAGAATGGAAAAAGTATTAAGGATTGTTCATCAAATTCAAGGTACATCTGGCAGGAACGATAAAGAGGGTATCCTTTTAGAAAACAGTGAAAATATATTATTCAAACAGGTAATGCAATTTATATACGATCCTTTTATTTTGACGGGTCTGAGTAAAAAGAAAATAAATAAGCTGTTAAAATTACCATCAGAACTATCTACATTAACAATTATTGATGTAATGGATTATCTTAAACTACATAATTCTGGCAGAGATACCGATATTATTTTAGTCCAGAACTTTATTAGATCACAGCCTGAAATATTAAGAGATTTCCTTGTCAAAATCGTTTCTAAGGATCTCAGTATGGGTCTCACAGACGGTACGCTTAATAAGGTATATGGTAGTGACTTCAAACAAACATTCAGTGTTATGTTAGCTAAGAAATTTGAAGATCATAAACAAAAAATCAAAGGTGACTTTGTTGTGAGTGAGAAGCTAGATGGCAACAGATGCGTAGTAGTTAAAGATAATGGTGTTGTAAAATCATTTACGAGACAGGGTAAAAAATATGAAGGATTGGAGGAAATCGAACAAGACATTGCAAATCTAAAAGAAGACAATATTGTTTTTGATGGGGAGTTAATTGCAGATATACAGGGCAGCACAATTGAGATTTATGCTGAGACAACATCAAAAGCTAGAAGCAAGGGGTCAAATAAAAAAGGGTTAGTATATCATATTTTTGATATGTTGCCATTAGAAGATTTCCAAAACGGAAAGTCTAAAACTGATTGCGTTTTCCGCAAACTAATGCTAACAACAGTTTTTGAGAATAATACATTCCTACATTGTAACGAAGTTAAGTCTCTGTATATAGGAAGTGATCTATCAGAAGTTGAAAAGTGGATGATTTGGGCTAAGGAAAAAGAAGTAGAAGGATTAATGGTTAATATGGATAAACCTTATATCTGTAAGCGTTCAGACTCCATTCTAAAGGTTAAAGTGATGTCTACGTGTGATATTAGGGTAATTGGTTTTGAAGAGGGCACAGGCAAGTATGAGGGCAAATTAGGAGCTTTGATTGTTGATTATAAAGGGTTTAATTGCGGAGTAGGGTCGGGCTTCACAGATTCCGATAGATCATATATCTGGAACAACAAAGAAGAGTATTTACAGAGAATAATTGAGGTTCAATACTTTGAAGAAAGCAAGAATGCTCAAGGAGGTATTAGTCTTAGATTCCCAATCTTTAAGAAGCTTAGAACAGATAAGAGTACACCCAGCTACAATTAAAAGACTAATTTCCTGTGCTTTTAGAAAGGAGATAATATGATAGATAATAAATGCCCTATTTGCGGAGAGTTGTTTGATAGTATGGAAGTAACTATTAAAAGAACAGAACCATATGAAGGTATAGATGTGCTTATTTTTGATTGTCCTTGTTGTGGGGAAGAAATTAGTAGCTTGCAGTGTGATTAAAAGGACTATTTTATAAGGAAAGAAGGTGAATATCATTAACAACAATTCCTCAAGCTCAAGTGGCATTGGAATCGGTACAGTAATAGCAATCATATTGTCATGGACAACAAATCATTCAATATTATGGGCAATCCTACATGGAATTTTTAGTTGGTTCTATGTGATTTATTGGGTTATTCAATATAAATAATACATACTATGAAATTATGGTTTCGTGGGAGGAGGGAACGATATGAATAATTATGTAATAGGTATAGATTTAGCAAAAGAGAATTCTGATAATACATGTGTGTGTTTCCAATTTGTAAATTCTTGTCTAGAAGAAATGAAAGAACTATGGAAAATTGGTGATGAATATCCTTTGCCGGAGTTTAACAAAAAGAGATTGGGATTACATAAAGAAAGCAAACTAATTGTATCTTCAATATATGAAAATAATAATCAAGAAGTATTCATGAATATGCTAGTACGATAAAAAGAACATTTTATTTGGAAAGGAATTAAAAATGGATAAAATACATGAACAATTATTATTATATGCATTATTAGGAATGGCTGTAGAGGTAAACAATGATACGATGACTGATGTAATTATTGACGCACTAGATGGATATGAGTTGATGGATCAATATAATAAGTATGTTGGAGAAGGTATTAAGTTTAGGATGGAGTTACTTTAAAAGATACATTTTATGTTGGAAAGGAGAGTTATTTGATGGATTTCCAAAAAGAAATAATGACTACTCAAGTGCCAGATGAATTTAAGGAGAAAATGAATTGCCATAAGGATGAATTATCACTTAAAAATGTTCTTCATAGAATTAAAATTAGATTAAAGTACATTGCCATTGGAAAGAAGATAAATTGAATAGTTGAAGGGAGATGATACTATGATTGATACAAAAATTAATTTATGTGATACTTGCGTCTTTGAGATACCTACTTGTGATGGTTGTGGAGAAAATCACTATGGAATTGAGTTTGGAGATGGTTTTGGGAATGATAACATAATTAAGTGCCCTGTTTATATAAAATGTAAATAGATAATATAAAATCTGGCTTTGATGCTATTAAGAAAGGATGAAGAAAGTGAAAGATGGTTTAGCTTTATTTTACATAAAAGATGATACCTTATATCCAGTAGCAATGACTAAAGAGCAAGTAGATGTGTTCGAAATGCTTCAAGGTTTAATTCCTGGGAAATTGAGAGTTTGTTCAGACAAACCACAAGGAAGTGCTATTAATTTAATAGATAAGTAATACATCGAAAACTAGATTTTATGCTAATATAAATAAATTTAGGAAGAAGGACATATTAAATGGAAAAGTATTTTATTGTAACGGAACAATCAAAGCTTCATAAAGACTATTTTACTCATAAGAACAATGAGGAAAAATAAACATAATTTCTAAGGATTTTATGGATAAATATGAAATAGATACGCATTCATATTATTGTTCAAACTCAGCTTTTTACATAGTCCCAACTGAAAAAGACTTAGAAAAGTTTGGCAAAATACTATGTAAACCTGTAGATAACGGATTAATGGCATTTAAGAAAACTTCAAAAATAAATAAAGCATGGGTTGATTTATTAGAAGAAAAACAAATTGCTCCTACTCATAAACCATTTATTCAATTCTATTTTGATAGGGGTTATGGAAAAACAAGAAACAGGTTATTTAATATTGGTGATACGGTTTATTGTTCATTTGAAGGTGAACATGATTTTAGTAATCCAGAAGGATTTGAAGAAATTAAAGGTAGTGAATTCTTTAAGATTGTAGAAGAAGAAAATGAAAAAAGAAAAATAGAATCCCTATAGAACTGATCTTTGATGGTATTAGAAAGAGGAAGGAGTGAATTTGTGAATTATATTAATTGTGATAAGTGTAAATATAAAGATAAAAATATCGGTTGCAATGCTAAAAAATGCTATAGTCCAAGTAATATATTTTATGGAGCATATAATAAAATTCATTTACTGTTAAATGCTATGATAAAAAGAACTCCTTGTAATCACCCCACAAGTAAATGCAGTTTCAGGGCGATGAAAAAATACTGTTCATTGTGCAAAGGTGGTTGTGATAATCGTTAAAATTAACCTTTCAAGGGAGATGAATAATAATAATGAATTTATATGATACATATGACGATGCTCATCGTTGTCAAGGGTTGCTTGATAATAGATGTTCAATAAGACATTTCTCAAAACCAGATAGATATTTACTTAGAAATTCTGGTTGGCATATGTTTGTTATTGATTTTGACTCAGAATATGATTGGACAGGTTTAAGACATGTTGCCAAAATTGAATATTGTCCTTTTTGTAGTAAGGAATTAGAAGATTTTTTAACCAAATAAAAAACTGATTTCATATGGAGAAAGGAGTAAAATTGACTACTAAAAGCATAGGTTCCCGTGAACAAAGTAGAATAAACCATAGAATAAACGACAATAAAATCGTAGAAAGACGATGCACTCAATGTTCAAATTGGCTAGAAGAAAATACGGATAACTTTTATATGCAAAATAAGTCTAAACCTGAAATGGGATTCACCCCTCGATGTAGAAGCTGTACACGAATAAATGCTAATGAACATAGAGAAGAGAATAAAGAAGACTATATAAAGTATAGTTATGAATACCGTAAAACTAATAGAGAAGAGGACAATGAGAAACATAAAAAGATAGCTAGAAGTAGGGTAAGGTATAAAGACTATCTCAGTAACTATCTTAAAGGATGGTATAAAAGAGAAGAAAATAAAGGTAAACAACTTACATATGGGTTAAATCATAGAAATCATGAAATCTCTGAAGCAGAGTGGAAAGCATGTCTAAAGGCGTTTGATTACAAGTGTGCTTATTGTGGATTACCAATGGAAGACCATATTATAATCAGAAAAGGTAAGTCAGTGTTTATGAATTTTCATAAAGAACATGTCGATGATAATGGTTATAATGATTTGAGAAATTGTGTTCCGTCATGTCGAAGTTGTAACAGTCACAAGCATATGGGTAGTTTAGATGATTGGTATAAGATACAAGAGTTTTTCACAGAAGATAGATATAATAAAATAATTTGGTGGACTACTGAAGGTTATAAAAGTTATATACAAGACAGACCTCCATATAGAATTGCAAAGAAACGAAATGACATTGATGGTAAGTTTTATTGGAATTTATGGAGTGTTGATGAGAAACGCAACTTAGTAGAAATAATTGTGACTAAAAGAAAAAGAAGTGATCTAGATGATGATGTAGAGAAATATATGTCTAAAGTACAATAAACAGAGAATTTTAAAGGAGTAATTATTATGGAATTCATTTCAATCAAAAATAAGAAAGCTGATATTAACTGTTGCCCTCAATATTTACATAAACCATTGAATATGAATAAATCTGTAATTGAGATAGGAAAACCACTATCAATAAGATATGAAGTTGGTTCATGTTTTGGTCATGAGATGGTTATTGGTATTGAATATCTTAATAAAACAGCTATGAGAGTAGAGACACAAAATAAAATATGGATTATATCCTAAGAAAACTCATGTTTTAAAGGGAAGGAGAGATTATGGATTATAAAGAAGCAAGTAACTATTTAAACATGATAGGTTATCACTCAATTGTTAAAGAAGCCTCTCCTGAAGATGTAATTGATGTGGCAAATCAATTAAAAAAAGATAATGATGAGAGATACCACGTTCCAAGTATAATGGAATTTCTAAAGATATTAATAGGGAAGTAATATTAGCCCCATAAATCATAATTTTGAAGCTAATATGAAAGGAGAAATACATGAGTAGGTTTGAAAAGATAATTAATATTAGTATGAAACTAACGGGCATCATTTATGTTATAGATTCTATTGTAATATTGTTAGGATATTTTACGCCATCGGCATTTGGTTCAGGTGTAACACATTTATGTATAGCTACATTTTTATTAATGAGCACTTATTCAAAACCAAATAAAACTAAAGAAGACCATAAATAATCCTTGACTCTATATTACTAATGATATATAATGTTATTATACATAAGACGAGGAAAGATTATTTTCGAAGGGAAGGAGGAAATACATAATGAAATTAAATTTCACAGTAGACACAAATGAAAGCGATGATATTTATGATTTAGAAAACGAAATACTTAATAAAGTAGCTGTTCTTTTTATTGGTCAAGTTTTAGGGGACACTTGGAGTAAAACTGATCTCTATGAAAAACTAGAACAAAGAGTCATATCAAAACTAGAGATAATTATGGATACAGATTTCAAAAATACAGTTGCCACAAAAGTTACAGATAATTTGGTTAAGAAATTTGAAAGGACTAAACAATACAAAGAATTACAATCCAATGGAGAAGTGGTTGCAGATAGTGTGATCAAAAGTGGATTGAAGGATTTAGTTGCTGAGATTGTTAGAGGCGAAATGAAGAAAGTATTTAAATAAACTACCCTTTGGAAAAATTAGTTTTAACGTATAAAAAATGAAAGAAAGAAGGATATAATATGGAAAAGTTTAATTTAGAAAAACATTGGACTAAATTTAAAAGGGATGAGTTAGTTATAAACTGTAAAACAGAAGAATTGGCGAGAGAACTTTTAACGTATTGTCATGGAGAAGGAATGACTTGGATTACTGGTATTGAATTAACTAAGAATAATTGGACTATTTATAGAGAAGGCACATGCTATTATTGTTTTGGTAATGAAATGCAATATGGATCTTTGGGTTATAGTCAAGAATACAATCACAACATGGTAGAATTTGATGGATTTAATCCCAAACCAAAACAATACATAATTAGTGATGTTACAAGTATAAAATTAGTGAATGACAAGACTGATGAAGTGGTATTAGAAATTAATCGTCTAACAAGTGCATTAGATATTAGGAGTATGTCAGTTGATTTAACTAAAGAAGAATCAGAAACACTTACTAAACATTTAAGTATTCCAACAACTACAACCAGAGAAATCATTGAAGTAATTTATCATCGTAGTGAGACAATCGTACTCATTAAAACAGTAGGCAAACATTATAAAGGCGTATCAAGATGTGATCCACTAGATACATATAGCAAGGAATTTGGATTTACAGTTGCATATGAAAGAGCACGAGAAAATCAAGATAAGGGGAGATATTAAATATGGAATTAATTGATAAAACAGTAACCACGACAGAATACGATATTAGACTAACTGAAAAAGAAGTATTGATTATTAAAATTGCTTTAGGTTCTTATAAGTTTGAAGATAAAATAGAGGATGTAGAAACTGGAGATATTATTGATTTGTATGACTTCTTTAATTATGAAGTTAAGTAGATTGAATTGTCGCAACTTTTACATACTAACGTTTGCTTCTAAATGCTCTGTTTTGCTCAATGGTAATTGCCATGAAAGTTTCATTTCAAAGGAGAATATTATAAGAAAAGAGGTTTTAATGTAAATGGAAGTAGAAAGCATTGAATTATTAGGAATCAGAAAGTATTCATTAGGAGATAAAATTGGAGAGGATATCATAGGGTGGATAAATATTGCTGGTAATGATGTAACATTTCTTGATAGAAAGATTAAATATAATAATAGTAATTCAAGTGGTATTGTTAGACTTGGATATGGTAACGGAGAAGAACTTTTAAAAATTATTAATTGCGTTAATTATATTGTAGGGAAAGAAGACAGAAAAGTATTGCTTGAAGAAAAGTTATTAGTATTAGAAATACAATAAACCAATTATTTGAAAGGAAGTTAAAAATATGAGTATAAGTTTAATATGGCTTTTGTCATCTATCATGTCATTAATTATTACTGGAGTTATCATGGGAATCGCTTTCATACTTTTTGATTATGGGTCACACATTAGCATGACTAAGAGCCGTAAAAAATATGGGAGAGCAAGTTACAAAATTTTTATGGAAGAGTTTTGTAGACGTAATTGGAAGCAAGATAATATATTTAAAACAAGTTTGTTTGACAGTGAAACTGATTCACAATTACATGCTTATATTATTGAGTTTGATGGTATCGGAATGATTATGAAAAATCCTATTGAATATTGTAAAATGAGATTATTTGTGAGGAGTTATCTTAAAACGCTAAATCATGTTAAAGAATATATTTGGGAATAAATTTAAGATTTTATTCGGGAGGGAGAATATAATATGAAACTTATTAAAGAGGAAAATATTGAAACAATGTATACTATTGAATTTACAAAAAGTGAATTAAATACAATAATGGTTGCTGTTGGCGATATACATTTTGCAAAAATATCTGAGATAGCTAAAAATGAATATTGTAAATACCCTATGAAAGTTGCAGAAAGTAATGAGTTATATAGTGACTTATTACGAATATTGGAAGTTAGTTTAGTATAAAAAAGAAGTTTTAATGGAAAGGAGATAGATAAATGACAGAAATTAAAAGCGAGTCAATATTCCTAGATGGTGGGAAATATGAAGTTGTTTTTGATCAATCTGGTTACTCTACTGAATTTTATGCTCTACGATATGGTGAAAAATGGAGAAGTCTTACAGGAGATAATTTGGTTTTGTGTCTGTTCCAAAGGATTCAGGATTTAGAAGATAAGTTATATACTAGTATTAAATAATAGGAGGAATACATAATGAATGTTTTAGAACTCAAACAAATATTATCAGATATTCCAGATGCAGCAGTTATTTATACAGAGGCTGATCACGGACAAAGACCAGAGCAATCATTTAGTGTTTATGCTACAGATGAAGATTTTGAGGATAGTGAGTTACCGTTCGATGGAGAAGATATAGACTGGAATGATATTGAGGATTGCGAAACTAGTAAAATTAAGGCTGTATTGATTAGTTACTAGAGTTTACTACATATATATAATTAGATTTGCATTTATAGTTGAGGTGTGATATACTTAGTATACGAGGTTGAGAGTTAAATATCTTATAGAAAGGATGTTGCTTATGAAGAATCGCGGTAACTGTTGGGTTCCAGTTAAACGTTCAAATTCTCCACCTCAATATTTTTATCCTACACTAAATAATAAATAAAATATTGAAAGAAGGAATTAATACATATGGCGTTTTATAGTAAATTTGTATTCATTGGGGCTTTAGGAATTGCAAAGGATAAAGAGAAATTTCATAATACATTCTTGAATAAAAAGGAAACATGGGTATCTTCAAGAGTTAATTTTATGGTGAAAGAATCAGATCATAATGGAGTTTTCGTAGAACTATTCGGTGGATACCAAGCAGATGGTAAAGGTAGAATCTTCTCAATGGATTTAGATAATAGTAAAATTGAAATCCCTTGGAAAGATCGTGAAGATACGGAAACATTAAAAATGGTTGCTGATTTTAAGAAGTTCAAAGCTGATCTTGGAGAATCAAAAGAATTTCTTGCAGAATATGACATGATTGAACATCTTAGCAAAGTGCTCCCAACAATTACTGAAAGAGTAGTAGTCATAGGTAGTGTCAAGAAGGAATATTACAAAGGTAATTATAATGATAAATATATTATCCAAACAATCCGATTTGCAAAGGAAGATGAGAAGAATAAACTTTCAGTAAGTATGGATATTTTCTATTCTAAGGATTCACTTGATAGTAGTGATTTTAAAGAGGAGAAAGTTCTTCGCCTTACAGGGTATGTTTCACAATATATTGATAAAGATATTAAGACTAAATTCATGCCACAACAATTTATCCTTAGTGCTAAGAAATTAGACTTTGAAAATGAGAAACATATTGCAAAATTTGATTTCTTGAAAAAGTATATCACAGTAAAAGGTAAGACTTATGTACATATGCCTTGGCAGATGTCTATCTTTAGGGGAGCAGATGAAGTTGAATGGGATGAATCAATGCTCACTAAAGATCAAAGGGAAGCAGTAGCATTTGGGCTTTCAACAGCAGAAAGTTTTAAACCTAGATCAAATGCTCTTGGTGGAAATATCTTTGAATATCGTCTAATTAAACCACTTTTAACTGGGGCTTTTTCTGAAGGAGTTATGGATACAGAACTCAAGATTGAAGAGTTTGAGGAAGACATTTTTAAACCTGTTGAAAAAACTGAGAAATTTAAAGAACCTAAAGAAGATAAAAAGGTTGAACCTGAACCGAAATTTGATATTGATTCAATTGTAGAAGATGAAGATGACGACCTATTCTCGTAACACAACGGAGATATGAGAGGGAGATCATTTCCCTCTCCAAAAAATATATAATATTTGAGGAGTGTTTTATTTAATGGCATTTAAACGCAATACAGTAAAAGTAGATTTAGGTTCTTACCCTCCATATATCATTATGGGTCAAAGAAAAATTGGTAAAACGAGCTTGTTTTATAAACTATTGTTAACTCACTATAAGACGCTTGATGCAGGGGTATTAATTTCTTTCGGTAATGAAGAAGGCTATCATAGTTTAGATGATTTACAATATGAACGTGTTGTTAATTGGAGTTCAGATGAGGATGAAAATGGAGCTAGGGGTTTCGTTGAAGCTGTAGATGATCTTGTTGAAAATAAAAAAAGTAATGGTGTTAAGGCAGTTTGTTTAGATACCTTAGATGAAATGATCGAAATCGGAACAAACGAAGTCCTTAGACAACATAAACGAGAAAAAGGAACTGTATGTAAGTCTCTAAATGACGCATTCGGTGGTTTCCAAAGAGGAAGGGATAGACTGCTTGAGGGTGTAAATGGGCAGATTGCACGACTTAGAAATGCTGGATATGCTGTTTTTATTCTTTGTCATACAAAATTAAAAACTGTTAAAGATGTAATGACTGGTGAAGATTATGAACAACTTACAAATAATTTACGTGCAGACTTTTTCGGAAGCATTGCAGATAAATCACAAATGTTAGTTAATATTACTATGGAGCGCGAAATTGTTGAAGGTAAACAAGTTAGTGAAAAGAGAATGATGTATTTTAGGAATACATCTGTAGTTGATGCTGGAGGAAGGTTCGTAGGATTACCTGAGAAACTTGAACTATCAGCAGAAAACTTCATGTTGGCATTTGAAACAGGTGTTAAGAATTCAATGTTAGTTCCTGTTTCTGATAAAGAGATTGAAAAGAAAAAGAAAGTTGAAGTCAAAGAAATTGCTAGTGCAGCAGATGTTGCATGGAAGAAAGAACAAGCAGAAATTCAGCAAGAACTAGCACAAGATGATGTTGCAGGTTTTATTACTATTATTCAAGCAAAATTTCCAAAAGCAAAGGATGAAGTAAAAGAAATCATCCGAGGGATCATGTCTAAATATGACATTGCTAACTTTAAATCTCCAGAAGAACTATCGGCTGAAGGATTGAAAAAGATTGTAGAAGCACTTAGTTAATTACATATAAAAGGGGATAGGTTGATATCCTATCCCTTATTACTCCATAAAGGATGATGGAAATGGCAAGAAGTTGTGTATGCCCAATCACTAAAGAACAAGGTACTACTGATATTTTCTATTGTGTCACTGAAAAAGGTAAAAATAAATACTATAAATCACGAGAAATATATGAAAAAGATAAACTAGATAAGGAACATAAACAGAAAACATTAACTTATGTTCTATCAATTCTTGGATATGAATATTCGCCATACTTGAGCAAGAGGCTTACAGAATTAAACCAACATTTTACATATGAAATAATTTATTCAGCTTTTAAAATGCAAACCGAGAAGATTAATTATGCGCTACAAAATAAGCTATCCAGTGCTAAAGAGCAACAAAAAATCAGTTATATTATGAAAATTATTGAAAGTGTAATCAATGATTGCAAACCTGCAAAAGAAATAATGAAGAATTTTGATATTGATATTAATGATTTAAACAGAGTAAATCATATACCCATTAAACATGGAGATATCACAAGGTTTTTAGAAAGTGAGGATCTATGAAATTAGAAACGTACCCAGAGGGTTTAATCAAGAACAGAGGAATTATTGAAGCATCTTTTATTTTTTCATTATATAAAGACCCATCCTTATATGGAGACTATTCTAAGGATATTAAATTAGACAATGAAGATGGGGATATTAGAACTTCAGATGGTATTTTTTACTACAGCGTTGGTTTACAAATGTCTAAACTAGGATACCAAAACTTTGATAATTTGAGCATATCTACATTCTTGGATAGCAATCAGGTATTAAAAGATGGGTTTGAGTCTAGAGGTAGCTATAAACCAATTGAAGAAATGAAGAGTCTCATAAATATTGAGAACATAGAAACCTATCATGATGAGCTAATAAAGAATAATATGCTTTTAAGGTTACATGATAAAGGATTCAATGTTGAATCAAACATGGATAAGTTCAAGAAAATGACGAGCGAAGAAGTTTACATGTATTATGACTACTTATTGAATAATATCAATATTAATACAGGAAATACCATACAAATAGAAACTCTTGAAATTGATGATAAATTCATTGAAGAATGTAATGTAGGAGAGTCTAAGGGTATTGATTACGGAAAGGTATGTCACATACTCAACTACTTAACATTAGGACTTCCATTAAGCGATATGTATCTGTTTGGAGGCCATAGTGGTGTAGGAAAGAGTAGTTTTGTATTTGCAAATATGATAATGCCAGTTGCATCGAATGGTGTTAAATGTTGTATCATTTCCAATGAACAAAAATCTAAAGACTTTAAGAATATTTTATTATCAAGTGTATTAGCAATGGATTTAAATTATTGGGATTTAACTCGTAAAAAATTAAAGATAGGTAACTTCACTCCTGAACAACTTGCGAAAATATATGAAGCAAAAGCTGTAATCAAAGAAAAATATTCAAGCATCAAGTTCGTTAAACTATATGAATATAGTGTAGTTAAGGTCAAGAAGATTGTTAAGAAACTTTCAAAACAAGGCTATCAAGTTTTTCTCTATGATACATTTAAAAGTGCTGATTTAAATGAAGGTGAGTCATGGAAAACCATTGTTGAAGATTCAAAGCAATTGTTTCAGTTAGCAAGTAAAGAAAATGTTTGTATTATACCTACATATCAATTAGCACTACATAGTCTCAATAAAAGATACTTGGACGCAACATGTTTAAGTAATGCTAAACAAATTAAAGAAGTATTTTCTGAAATGGTATATATGAGGCAAGTATGGGAAGATGAAATGGAAGGGCAGAAATATGATATTAAACCTTATAATTTAAAGAAAGATACACAAGGTAAATACACTAAAATAAAAGAAACTTATACTATGAGTCCAGATAAGAAATACTTAATCTTGTTTCTAGATAAAACACGTAATGATGAGGATGCACAAACAATACTTTATGAATTTAATGGTCGCTATAATTTGTGGAAGGAGATTGGTTACTGTTCTCCATTTCACGATAGGAGTTAATTACATATGGACTTAATTTCACTTCAAGACTTTCTAAAAGAGGATAAAGAGCACATTATTGATCTATTAACTGATTCTGGGTTTGAAAATATCAATTATATTAGAACAAAAAAGGAGATTAGATGTTCTAGAGAGATAGGAAGAAACCCAACTTCTATAAAAATTAATACTGAGACACTGGGGTATGTGTGTTTCAGTACCAATACTAGAGGAAATGTCATATCTTTATTGCAATCTTATAGAGGACTGAGCTTCAGATACACACTTGATTACATAAGCGATTATTTCAATTTAGATTTGATACCTCATAAAAAAGTTCATCTTCCTTTCGGTGCATTCTACAAAAAAATTCTTAATAATTATTCAATAAATGACGTAGAAATAGTTACTCATCCAGAAGATATCCTAAAGGAGTTTGCGGATAAACCTAACATGAGATTTTTCGATGATGGCATTACCTTTGATGTCCAAAAACAATTCGATATAGGATTTGATTTAGAAACATCAAGAATTACAATACCTTGGAGGAGCGCAGAAGGAAAACTAATTGGAGTTATTGGAAGGCTGAACGAGGATAATATCAGTAATGAAGTACCAAAATATTTAGCAGTAATTCCATTTCCTAAGTCACATAGTGTATATGGATTCAGTCAGAATTATGAACACATAGTAAATCAAACAGTATGGATTTGCGAGGCCGAGAAGAGTTGCCTGATTGCTAAAAGTTTAAATATTAATAATGTAGTTTCTGTAGGTAGTCACAGTATATCTTCTATACAAGTGCAATTGATCAAATCACTAATGCCAAAAAAAATTATTGTTGCATGGGATGAAGGAATTGAGGAATGTGAAATAATTACTGAATGTAAAAAGTTTAAAAATAGTTTCATAAAATATGATATTGGATATTTTAATCCTTCATGTTTACCTAAAGACTCTAAAATGTCATTATTTGACCTGAAAAATAATAAAAAAATATCTCAATTAGTAAAGGAGAATGTAATTTGGCTAGAGAACTAGAACCAATAGTAAAAAAGTTAGTAGAAGATGGTAATATAGTTTATAGTTTCAGTAAATTAAATACATTTAAGCAATGCGAATATGGGTTTTATAATACATATGTGTTGAAAAACAGAGGAATAGATAATATTTATAGTATTTGTGGAAGTAATATACACAACGACCTAGAAATGATATATAATGGTAAAGAGGTCAACCTAACTAAATCATTAAAAACTACCCTTTCAGAACTAGATATGCTAGGTGTTACCTTCATGAATGATAAAATCAGGAATTCTTGGGTAGCTGATATGAAACATTTTAGTAAGAATTTTAAAGCAGAGAAGGGGGAATTTGTTACTGAGGAAGGATTTATATTTGAAATAATGCCAGGAGTTTTTATCCAAGGATATATTGATATGGTTGAGAAACATGAAGATAATCATATTGATATCATAGATTTTAAAACAAGTAGTAAGTTTGACAAAAAGAAGTTAGTTGGAGCAGGGAGACAGTTGGTACTATATGGAATTGCAAAACAAGACAAATATATAGTTGATAAGATTGCATGGCATATGCTCAAATACTTAAACATCTGTTGGGAAATGAAGAATGGAACGATCCATAAAAAGATGGTTAATAGGGGTAAATGGGTTAAAGAAATAGGAACTGATAAACAGGCTAAAGTAAAAGGGACTAATACATATAAAACCACTAAGAGTATGCTAAAGAGGGAATTAGAAGGATTAGGTATTAAGGAATTTGAAATTGATCTACTACTTACAGAGTCAGTAAAGAAAAATAATTTATTAAACTTACCAAAGGAGATTCAAGATAAGTATTGGTTGGAAGATTGTATTTTAGAGTATGAATTTAGTGAAGAGACAAAAAAAGAGTTTATGGATTTTGTAAAGGATACACATGAGAAAATTCTTAGTAAAGATTCTACAAATGAAGCAGACTGGAAACCTATGAATATTGATGGTGATAGCTTTTTCTGCTCTTACTTGTGCGGACATCGGAAAACCTGTAAGTATTTGCATGAATACTATGAGAAGTTAAAATTAGGCACAACAAAAAAAGATGATGAATGGGAAGACTTATTTAGTTAAGGGGAGGATAATAAATGAGATTATTTGAAAATTACCATAAGCACACATCTGATAGTAATATTTTCACTGCGGATAGTGCTATGGTAATTGAGGATTATGCTAAAAGAGCAGTTGAATTAGGTCATACTATTTTATCTTCATGTGAACATGGGTTTCAAGGTAGGTATTATGAGGTTTATGAGATGGCAAAAAAATATAACCTTAAATTCATCTTTGGGGCTGAAGCATATTGGGTTAAAGATAGATTTGAGAAGGATAGAACCAATAGTCATATTTGTATTTATGCTCGTTCAGAGATTGGAAGAAAAGCTATAAATCGTATTTTATCAGAAGCAAACATTGATGGATACTACTATAAACCAAGAGTAGATATTGAATTATTATTGTCATTACCACCAAAGGAAGTATTTTTGACATCTGCTTGTCTAGCTTTTTGGAAATATGAAGATATTGAGGATATTGTACTTAAATTACATAATCATTTTGGAAAAAATTTTATGCTAGAATTACAATATCATGATACAGACATTCAACGTGATATCAATAAAAGAATAATTAATTTAGGTCTAAGCACCATTATGGGTTGTGACAGCCATTACATATACCCAGAGCAAGCACAGGGCAGAGATGACGTTCTAGAGGCAAGAGGGATAAGATATGAAGGAGAGGAAGGATGGTTTTTAGACTATCCAGATGGAGATACAGCATATCAAAGATTTGTAGATCAAGGTGTTTTAAATGATGAACAAATAATGAGAGCAATGAACAATACAAAGATTTTTTGTGATTTTGAAGATATAGAATTTGATAAGGATATTAAGCTACCATCTTTATATCCTAATCTATCTCAAGATGAAAGGAATAAAATTTATACAACATTATTAACTAAACAATGGAAAGAATTTAGTAAAGATATAGATAAGAGCAAGCATAAATCATATCTTCAAGAAATTCAAAAGGAGATTAATATTGTTAGGAATACAGGCATGGCAGATTACTTTTTAATGGATTATGAAATTGTGAAACAAGCGATTGCAGACGGAGGGATTATTACAAATAGTGGTCGTGGGTCAGGTGTGTCCTTCATTACTAATACATTACTAGGTTTTAGTAAAGTTGATAGGGTTTCATCTCCTGTAAAACTATACCCTGAGAGATTTATGAGTGAAACAAGAATATTACAAACTAAAAGTTTACCAGATTTAGACTTAAACTGTGGCACTCCAGAGATATTTGTTCAGGCCCAAGATAAGATCCTTGGAGAAGGTCATGCTTATCCTATGATTGCTTATGGAAAGTTCAAAATTAAATCGGCTTTTAAGTTATATGCAAAATCACAGAGTATGCCTTTTGATGTAGCTAATGAAATAACTGGTCAAATTGAGAAGTATGAGAAAGATTTAAAATATGCAGATGATGATGACAGAGATTTAATTAATGTTTATGATTATGTGGATGAAAAACATCATGCAATCCTTAAAGGATCAGAAAAATACATGGGCATTATCGCTTCTAAATCTGCACATCCATGCGGATATTTGTTATATCAAGGCAATATAAAGGAAGATATAGGTCTAATTAAGTGTAAGAGTGAGTCTACGAAGAAAGAAGTAGTCACAACAGTAATTGATGGGGGTGTAGCAGAGAAATATAAGTTCTTAAAGAATGACTTGCTTAAAGTTGATGTTGTTCTTTTAATTGATAAAATTTATAAAAGAATTGGTATTACTCCCCACACAGTAAATGAGTTATTATCAATAATTAAACATGATACTAAAACATGGGATATGTATGCTAAAGGGTTAACTATTGGTATTAATCAAGTAGAAAAATCATCCACCACACAAAAAGCAATGAAATATAAACCTAAAAATATTTCAGAACTTACCGCATTCATTGCAGCCATTAGACCAGGATTTAAATCTATGTATCATACGTTTGAGACAAGAAAACCATTTAATTATGATACACCAAGTTTTGATAAACTAATTCAAACTGAGGAAATGCCATTCTCATTTGTGTTATATCAAGAACAGACTATGGCAGCACTAGGATATGCAGGATTTCCAATGGATGAGAGCTATGGTATCTTGAAAGCTATCAGTAAGAAAAAAGCAGAGATCATTATGCCTTTAAAAGAGAGATTCTTAGATGGGTTTAGTAGTAAACTAGTGTTAGAAGAAAGTATTTCAAAAGACTTAGCATTAGAAAAAAGTGAAAACATTTGGACGATTATTGCTGATTCTGTTAACTATAGTTTTAATGCTTCACATGCACTTTCTTATGCAATTGACTCAGCATATTGTGCATATTTGAAATCTCATTATCCTTATGAGTTCTATGAAGTAATGCTACAATCTTATTCAGATAAAGGGAATAAAGATAAGGTGGCATTGTTCAAAAAAGAAATGGTAGAAGGATTTGGAATTAAGGAAGGAGAATATAAATTTGGTCTTGATAATACTAAATTCTTAGCTGATAAAGAGAATCAGACTATTTATCCAGAGATGCTATCCATTAAGTTTTTAAATAAGGAAATGGCCCATACTCTACTTAAACTATCAAAGAAAAAATATAATACCTTTTATGAATTATTACGAGATATCAAGTCTACTAAGGTAAATTCAAGACAATTAGCTATTCTAATCAAATTGGATTATTTCAGAGATTACGCTAATATCAAGAAGATACAAGTATTTAATGATTACTTTGATTTATTGGGGGGGTCAAAACAAATCTCGAAGGAAAAGGCTATTGATACCAAGTTGCCATTAGAGTTGATTGAGAAATATTCAAGGTCAACAGATAAGACATATGTTGAATTAGACGTTGATAATATTCTATTGGGATTATGGGACGCGACACCTGATGAATCATTAAATATCAGAGATCAAGTACAAAATGAGGTTGAATTATTAGGATATGTAAAAACTACAAACTCAAAGATACCTACAGACTATGGAGTAGTAATTGATTTAAATACTAAATATTCCCCAATAGCTACAATTTATCGAGTTCATGATGGAAGTATTGAAGTTATAAAAACTGATAAGAGAAAACATAATAAAAATCCTTTTCAACAATTCGATATGATCAAAACTATTACCAAAGAACCTAGAAATAAAAAGAAGTATATGGGTAAGGATGATAATGGTAAGGGGATCTATGAAAATCTGGAAGAACAGGAATGGATATTAACCCAATGGACGATAGTAACCTTTGATTAACAAATAATATATAATTTAGTTGACTTATAATACCCAACATGGTACAATAATATACAGGAAGTAATTCAGCACCAAAACAAAATTCTGAGTGAAAAGAAGGCGAAAATCATGTGAATTTATATAATTCCAAAATATCCCACCTCTGTAAGTGGCTTATAGCAAGGGTTTCAAAAACACAAAACCCCATAAAAAACAAATTTTATAGGAGGTGATCAATATGCAATGTAAATACTGCCTTGAAGAAATGGAATTAGAATCTACAGAAGGTATGAGCACTAATGAAATAAGTTTATATTCTTGCATCATGTGTGAATCAGAAGTGACTATTCATGAAAATGGTGAAGAAGATACATGGATTCAAAGTGGAAAATAAGGAGGTGACTAAAGATGTTTCAATTTTTTCGTAATACAAAGAGAGGTATTATAAATCTAATCAAATGGTTTCCTGCAATCTGGAATGATAGAAATTGGGATCATTACTATATTTACTCAATATGGTATAAAAAATTTGACAATATGGAGAAATTCTTTAATAGTGATAAAGCGTGGACAGCTAAATCAGAAGGTATTGCTGGACAAATTCATGAAGTTAAATTGCTATGTGAAAAACTAATGAAAGATGATTATTTAGAAGAAGCATTGAAACCATATGAAGAAAAATATGGAGATGTAGAGTTATTTAAAATTATTGATAATGAATTAGAATATAATGTCGATGAAGAAACTGTTTCAGCACATTGGGAATGTTGTAAATTAGCTGATAAGAATAGGGAAGATGATAAAAATAGGATGTTTGATTTGTTAAAGTTAAATATTGAAAATTTCTGGGATTAGGAGGATATAAATAAATTGTCTGATTTAACTCAATGCCAATCAATAAAATGTATTAAAAGAAACCAATGCTATAGAGTATTAGCAACTCCTAGTGATCCACAAACTTATGCTTTATTTGAACAAGTATGCACAGAGTTAAACGATTATAAGTATTTTTGGCAGGCTAGAAAAGAGTTTATTAAGGAAGAAGTTATTAAGGATAATAAATAATAATATTGGAGGATACATAAATTTGAAAATAGAACAATGGCTTACAGAACAATTAGGAAAAGATATTTGGGATAATAAATACCGATTCAAAACAGAATCATTTGATGAATGGGTAGATAGAGTATCAGCAGGAAATGAAGAAACAAAACGATTAATCTATGAAAAGAAGTTTCTCTTTGGTGGGAGGACATTATCTAATAGAAAAACAGGTAAAAATGCAAGTTATAGTAACTGTTATTCAAGTGGGTATGCTCCAGATTCTCTACTAGGAATTATGGAACTTAATACTAATCTTGCTATGACATATAAATCTCAAGGTGGTCAAGGATTATCATTATCTAAGATCAGACCAAAAGGCACAGATATTAATGGACAATTTGAATCTGATGGGATCTTGCCTTTCATGAGGATATTTAATATTACTACAGAGAGTGTTAGTCAAGGTGGTAGTAGAAAAGGTGCATTATTAATGTCTCTTGCTTGTGACCATAAAGAAATTAATGAGTTTATTAGTATCAAGACTAAAGATAACTCAATCAATAAAGCAAATCTTTCAGTAGAATTTGATGATGAGTTCATGTTAGCTGTAAAGAAATTCTATGAAACAGGTGAAAAAACAGTCCTTGATATCACAAAAAAATATGAAGGTAAATCTATTACATATAAAATAACTCCAATTGACATATATAAGAACTTTGCAAATAGTTCATATAACTGGGCTGAACCTGGGGCAATCATGACTAATAGATTCAGAAATTATAATCTAATGGAGTTTATTGTCGAATATGAGATTGTAACAGGCAACCCTTGCTTCACAGGAGATATGGAATTGCTAACAAAGGAAGGTTATAAAACACTCTCAGAATTAGAAGATAAAGAAGTACAAATTATTAATCCTGATGGCAACACATCAGAAGGAAAAGTTTGGTGTAGTGGAGAGAAAGATATTATTCAACTTACTTTAAGTAACAAGAAGAGGATAAAATGCACTCCAGACCATGTATTCATGTTAAATAATAATAATGAGTCACAGGCTAAAGATACTCTAAAACAAAGATTAACCTCTTATTACGGAGAAACTAATTTATCAGAAGATATTTTTGTACAATTAGGGTTCATCCAAGGAGATGGATGTGTTGGCAGAATTAACTCAGAACATCATCTAGGATTAGAAGTCAATATTGGAGATAAGGATGATGAGATTTTAGACTTGTTTGAAGTATCTAAGGTTGAAGGGAAACGTGCTTATTACATAAATGGCTATAATGATCTATTGGTACAGTATGGGTTTGATGGTAGCGTATTACCAGAACGAGTATTCCCTATTACCTATACATCTTGGATGAAGTTTCAAAGAGCAAATTTCTTAAAAGGATGTTATTCGGCAAATGGTTGTGTGATTAAAACTCACAGAGTATCATACAAAACTACTTCAAAAGTATTCTCATTGCAGTTAAAGAAAGCATTAGAAGAATTTGGGATCACGGCATATATTACTACTAATAAACCAACAATGGTTAAGTTTTCAAATGGAGACTACCTATGCAAAGAAAGTTATGATGTTAACATTAGTAGATTAACTGATATAATTACATTTTATCAATCCATAGGGTTTATGCAACAATACAAAATCCATGATTTAGTTGATTTAATTAAAATTAAGAGTCCAAAAGTGACATCTATTAAAAAACTTCCAAAAGAAAAAGTATATGATTTCTCTGAGCCATTAACCCATTGGGGAGTAGTAGAAGGAGTAGTCGTACATAATTGTGGGGAACAACCTCTTCCAAAGGATGGTGCATGTAATTTAGGTTCAATGAATTTTTCTGCCTATGTTGTGAACCCATATACTAAAGAATCATACTTTGATGATGATGCATTTTCAGAAGATGTTAGAGTAGCTATTGAATCATTAGATAATGTCCTAGACGAAGGAAAACTTCTTCATGCATTAGAAAGTCAAAGACAAATGGCAAATGATTATAGGAATGTTGGATTAGGCATTATGGGTCTTGGGGATATGTTTATTAAACTAGGTATGAAATATGGTAGCGAAGAATCAAAACGAATTCTTGATGTTATTATGTTTGAAATGTTTAGAAGTGCAGTTTGGAAGAGTGCAGAATTAGCAATAGAAAAAGGATGTTTTCCTAAATACTCAGAAAAAGTATTTGACTCTACTATTATTAAAGATCATTTTGACGAAGAAGAAATTGATACACTTAGAAAAATGGGTCTAAGAAACTGTTCACTTCTAAGTATTGCACCTTCTGGTTCTATTGGGACAATGTTGGATATTACAACTGGAATTGAACCTTGTTTTTCACTCTCATATCAGAGAAAAACAGAATCATTACATAAAGATAAAGAAGTATCTTATACCGTTTTTATGAGTAGTGCAAAAGAGTATATGGAATTATACAACACAGAAATACTACCAGATTACTTTGTAACATCAAATGAAATTCCTTGGAAAGACAGAATTGATATTCAAGCTATTGCACAAAATCATGTAGATACAGCAATTTCTTCTACAGTAAATCTTCCAGAGAGTGCGACACTTGAAGAAGTTGAACAATTGTATTTATATGCTTGGGAGAAAGGATTAAAGGGAGTAACTATTTTTAGGGATAATTGTGCAAGACTTGGTATATTGACTAAACCAACAGTAGAAAAGAAAGCTATTGAAACAGTATTAGATCGTGGGTTTGTGACTAAAGCACCATCAGAAGCAGAAGGTAAGACATATAAATTTGTTAGTGGTTGTGGTAATGCATATGTTGGAGTGACATGGGATGAAACAGGTAAGATTAATCAAACATTTACTAACAAAGGAAGTAGTGGTACCTGTAGAAGTAATCAAGAGGCTGTATCAAGATTAGTATCATTAGCATTGCGTGGCGGTATTCCAATTGAGAAGATTATTGATCAATTAGAAAGTGTAGATATTTGTCCATCATACATAAGTGCTAGAGCTAAAGGAAAACCAGTTAGCAAAGGAGTTAGTTGCCCTCATGCTATTGCTAATATTCTTAAACAAGCAATTAAAGATGTTGGTGTTAAATTTGAGAATGTTGATAAGATTTTGCAAACTAAAACAGTTGTGGTAGAAGAAGTTGCTGATAATTCAAGATTATGTCCCGAATGCAAAGAGTCTTTAATTAATGAAGGTGGTTGCATTCAATGCAAATCATGCGGATATTCTAAGTGTAACTAATAAATAAAATGATGTGAGGTAATGTATAAATGGAAACTATCTATTTTGCTAAAGTAAATCCTAGTGTAATTATTCCATCAAAGAATGTTGAGAATGCAGGGTATGATGTATATGCTAACTTTGAGGAAGATTATATTGAAATTCAACCACATTCAACAATGATGATTCCTACTGGGATTGCAAGTGCATGTTCTCCTGATTTTTACTTTCAATTACAAGAGAGAGGTAGTACAGGGACAAAAGGAATCGCTCAAAGATGTGGAGTAATTGACTCTGGTTATCGCAATGAATGGTTTGTTCCTTTAACAAATACAACAAATAAAAGATTATTTATTTATAAGGAAACATTTCATTTTTTCAAAAATGATAATATAATCCTTTATCCATATGCTAAAGCAATTGCTCAGGTAGTATTACTTCCAGTTCCTAAAACAGAAGTTATTGAAAAAAGTTATGAGGAATTGAAGCTAATTACATCAGAAAGAGGAATGAATTGTCTTGGTAGCACCAACAAATAAAACGAAAATTTTAAGGGAAAGGAAGGATGTTAAATAATGAAAAGTGGTCAAGATATGTTTAAAGAAATGCTCATTAATGCAAGCAAGTACACAAGAAGTACAGGTAATTTAATCGGAGAATCCATGAAAAGTATTGTGAGAGTAGATAAACTAGAAACTAAATCATCAGATAACCCACTCAAAGTAAAATATAAGAATTGGAAAGGTGAAGTTGGAGTCAGAACAATTATCCCTGCAAGTGTGTGGTATGGACATACAGAATATCACAAAACAGATCAATGGTTAATGGATGTTTGGGACGTAGGTAAAAATGATTTAAGAACTTATGCAATGTTAGATATTATGGAATTTATTAAGGTTGTATAAAATAGTACCTCCTGTATGCTTCCATTTACTCGCTCATGCTACGTTTTTCAACTACATAAAACCAATGAAAACTTTATTTCAAGGGAAGGAGGACAATTATGAATAGAGAACAAATAGCACAGAAATTAAATGAATTTTTTGATATGGATTCCAAAGATGGAACATATGTTTATAATTTAACGCGAGTTAAAGAAGCGTTTGGCTTTGGAACTATGACAACTGATGATTTTGAGGAGATTGATTCCAATTTTATCTATGAATTAGCTGATTATATTCTTGATAATATTGAAACTATTTAAAATAATGATTTTAAGCTATGAAAGGATGTTTTATAATGTTTGAAACGAGAACATTTACATTTAAGGAAATGGCGCTCCCCAAAAATATTTGGGATTCCATAGAAGAGATACGATATTGTTCATACTGTGGTAATAAGGCAATTCTTGAGAGTTCTTATGACAGTGATAGTAGATACGAAGAATTAACTTATTATTGTGATTGCGAAGATGCCCAACATGAACAAGTTTTAAAAGAGGAATTAGCTAATGTGAATAATAGGAGATTTAATTTAGAACAGCAAATTATCAAATTAGAAGACTTGGACGATAATGAGACAGTTAACAATATGAAATATCAAAAAGAATTGATAAGCATTAAGAAAAAATACAATATTAAATAAAAAACCTATTTTAAGCTAAGAAAGAAGGAAAAGATAATGTATAAAAATAAAATATTTATAAAAGAAGTCTCAAGTATTAGTATCACTACTGGAGATACAGGATTTACAGTTGAGCTATTCCAAGGTTTTGATGAAACCGAAGATAAATTTATCTTGACATGTGCTGAAGTTATTGACCAGTTTAAAAGAGGTTTCACCTGTGATATCCAAATTAATTTCAATCTAATTGATTATGACCACAATGACGCAGGAGTAAAACGAGAAGTAATTAGAGACTTAGTTTTAGTACATATTAGAAAGCATATGGAAGATTGTAACCGTCCAGAATTTGAATATGTGTTTTATAAATAATACATCAAAAGATAAATTTTATCGGAAAGGAGTAATAAAATGACTTTAGGAGATAGAGGTTTTGTTGAATTCTTAGTTAAAAAAATTGAAAAAGAAGGTATACTTGGTTGTGGTTATGATACAGAAGAAATAAAACAAGATATTATAAGTATGATTTGGGATGCATACGATGAATTCTAATTTAATATAGGAGGATAAATTATGGAGACAGTAACCGATCCTTTAGTGATTACATATAGTAAATTATATATAATTGATAATGAGGAGGTTGGAGTAATGGACGAAACAATAGTAGTAGCTTTAGAAGATGCTGAATTTATTGAATATGAAGCAGATACCACAGGATTTTTACAGTATTAAATAGTTCTTGAGTTTATTGTACTAATGATATATAATTAAACATATAGTAATAGGGGAAGGAGGTTGGAATTTAAATGGCAAAGAGTAAAAGTCTGTTGACAAAAACTTCTGCTAAGAAAAAACCAATTACTAAAAGAAGGAGTAAAACAACTGAATATTCCTATGAATCTGGTCAAGTAGTTATTTACATGGGTAATGTGATCGAAGGATACTCAGGGCAGGAATGTAAGGTTATTAATCGTAGTCGTACTTACAATGCTGAATCTTATACAGTGGAATTTGCTGATGGTGAACAGTTAAAAACGACACTTGAAATTCTAAGAGCTGTGGGTGAAATAGAAGAAGTGGAAGTTATTGATGAAAATGTTGAAGTTGATATTCCTTTTACTGAGGATGGGAAGGAGAGTTATCATAATCCTAGAAGTTGCTTAAACCAAACTGCATTTGCTAGATATGACTGTGACCATTGCCATTTTTTAGACAGGTGTGTTTTCATTGGTAAACATGAATATAAAAAATATGATCTACATTAGAAAGGAGATACATAATTGATTAATATTGAATATGTTTCAGTAATGAATATAGAAAACGCTCTACGTGGAATGAGAAACCCTCTTGAAAGTTGGGGTCAATCGGATAGTCGTTGGGAGTATGCACTTGAATTAGGGTTCAATGATGAATTTATTGTAGGGGAAAACGATTTAGCACTTGCTTTAAAATTAATTAATGCAGGTTCAGATCACTCAAAATTCATGAGACAAATATTTGTTTCTATGGATATTAAAGCTCCTTTATATTGGTGGAAAGAATTTGATACATATAAAATTGGTACTGTGGCTAATTCTACAAGTACAATGCATACACTTCACAAAACAAAAATAACTCCTGAATTATTTTCAGCAGAAAAATTAGATAATAAAAACGATATACACTTTGACGATCATTGTTATTGGATGGAACAGTTAAGACAAATGTATTTGGAAACAAATGACAAAGATATTTGGATGCAATTGATACAAATGTTACCTTCTTCATTTAATCAGACTAGAACTGTGACTTTAAATTATGCTGTATTGAGTAATATTTATTCTTCAAGGAGATTCCATAAACTCAGTGAGTGGTTGTATTTTTGTGATGTTATTGAGAAATTACCTTATAGTCAATTAGTTACATATGAAGGGAGAAAATAATTGAAAAAAATTATCATAGTATCAGGTAAGGCACAGAATGGCAAAGACTCAACTGCTGATATTCTTATGCAACAGTTAAAAGGAACATCTATTAAACTGTCCTATGCAGACTACTTAAAATTAATAGCAAAAAAGTTTTTTGGTTGGGATGGTAAAAAGGATGAAAAGGGAAGGTCAATATTACAATTTGTAGGAACTGATTTAATAAGAGAAGAATTAGGCATGGAAAATTTTCATGTTAATAGGGTTTGTGAAGACATTAAAATTGCAGAAAAAGAGTATGATTATTTCTTTATACCAGATGCGAGAAGGAAGAATGAAATCTATTTTACCCAAGCAATGTTTCCTGACGCTGTAACAACAATTAGAGTTAGCAGAAAAGATTTTAAAAGTCCACTTACATATGAACAGCAAAATCATATAAGTGAAATAGGACTAGATGATTTTAAGTTTGATCACTATGTTAAGTCTGAATCTGGTTTATATAGTTTATGGAATGAAGTTGCTCAATTAGTAGAGATTATTGAAGGAGGTATTTAATGTACATTTATCTTGGAGGTGCATTAACTTATTATCATCGAAATGATGAAATGATTAAAGGAACTCAATGGAGACAAAGATTAGATCATTGGGCACATGACTTAAAGGATGTAAAGACATTCAATCCTGCAATCACATTTCTTAAAGAAAAGAATCATACATATGATAGTAAAATTGTAGTTGATCAAAACAATTACTATATTAATAAATGTAATATGATGATTGTTAATTTGGATGATATAGACTATAGTCCAGGAACTATTTTTGAATTAGTTAGATTTAAAGAATTAGGGAAACCAGTAATAGCTTTTGGCTCTCAAGGAAGGCATTGGAGTCCACATATTAATTCATGCATTAGTCATTACTGCGATGGTGATATTGAGGACGTTAAAGAATTGCTCTGCAACATGTTTATACAATAAATAATATATAAAGGGGAACAATGAAAAATTTATCGTCTGAAAGAATAAATGAAACAAGATTTAATAAAAATGGACTTGAAATGTGTATTATTGAATATACAAATGAAAGAAATATTATTGTGAAATTTTTAAGTTCAGGAAGAACTGTTAGTAGTAGATATAGCCATTTCTTAGATGGAAGCATTAAAGACAGATATGCTAATTTCGTATTTGGAAAAGGCTACATTGGCATAGGTAAATACAAATCATCTAATAATAAAAAAACTACGAAAATGTTTAACGCATGGAAAGGAATGTTGAGGAGATCATACGACAATTCAGAAAAAGAAAATCCATCATACTTGGGGTGTTCTGTGGCAGAAGAATGGCATAATTTCCAAAACTTCGGAAAATGGTATGATGAAAATTATTATGAAGTGGATAATGAAGAAATGACATTAGATAAAGATATATTAGTAAAAGGAAATAAAATATATTCTTCTAAAACATGTATTTTTGTTCCTAAAAATATAAATATGCTATTTACCCAAAAAAGAAGATTTAGAGGAAATTATCCAATAGGTGTACATTTTCATAAGCAGAATAAAAAATATATAGCACAATGTAATAAAAATAGTAAGGAAATATATTTAGGGTGTTTTGTTACTCCAGAATTAGCATTTAATACATATAAAATATATAAAGAAAACCTCATAAAACAAATAGCAGACCAATATAAAGATAAAATTCCTCAAAAACTATACGACTCGATGTATAAGTATATTGTAGAAATCAATGATTAGAATAAATAATAAATTACATATAAAAGGAGATTATATTATGTTTGGAGATATAACGTCAGTCTGTGAGCAATGTGAAAAAGAAGACTCATGTAGCATGGCTTGCCCAGAATATTTAGATCAAAAACTAGAGCAAGATTTAGCTAAAAAGAATAGAGATATTGAATTTTCTCTTAGTAAATATAGAGGAAAAGCTTTGAGAGGTATTGGGCTTGCAAACATGGATGTTAAAAATATAAAGGAGAATAGTATGGAAGAAAATGCAGATTACCTAACTGGTGTCATATTTGGTCAATTAAACGCTTTTTGTTACATGGTAGAAAAAGGTTGTAAACCAGTAGCAATGATGTCCTTACAAAATAGATATATAGATAAAGCAAAAGAAATAGTTAAAGAAATAGATAACCTTAAATTTTATTCAGAATATCTTTGTGAGGGTTGGGCTACAATATATATTTATAAGCATGATTATTTACTTGAAGTTATTAAAAATTCACCTAAAGACCATGTAACCGTTTATGATCATTGGGTACTTGGTAAAATGTTTGGATTTTCTGATGATGAAATAGGGAAGTTTGTTGAGAGTCTTTAACCATTAACCATAGAATTTGTCATAGTAGTCTCTCCTATTTTGGCATCTCTCAGGTCTCTTGTGAACTTGAGAGATGCTTGTCTTTTTAGTTGGATATAATACAACTAAACCAGATTTCTGCTGTCTAATGCTACTAACAACAAACCCAAATTCACTTACTTTAATCTTTCCTTGTTTGATTTTTTCATTTACTATCTTTAGGGAAAAGTTTAATTGACTAGGGCTGGAACATTCTTGTTTTATAATTTTCATATATTCTTGACCCCTAGGACTATCAATATCAATTCTATTGTCTCCAAGAACCTTAATAATTGCTAAAGTTTCATCATCATCTCTAATATTTTCATTTTTACATACAGGATTTAATATTAAAGGGAATTCTTCTTTGTATGCCTTCTGTGTCGTCCCTGTTGATAAAGAAATAACCTCTCCCCCATCCCCTACCCTCTTAATAGGAAGGAGAGAGTATAAATTGCTTGTGATATGACGTTGTAAGCTGTTTAAACATCTTGCCTTAACTAACTCACCTAGATACCTTTGAACAGTCCTTACAGAGCATCGTAGAGCACGAGATAAATA